GGCGAAAATTTCGCGTTAAAAGACGTCGAAAAAGCAATTGATGAAGCAATTCAAAACGAAAAACTTGATTTGGATGGCATCGTTAAACTTTCGAATGAAATCGTCACAAATAGTTTTTTCTACAAGAAGACGGTAGACAAACTACTGAAAGAGAACAAAGAAGCGAAGAAAGCAATCGAACAGCTTCTGAAATAAACGACGAATACGAACAGGCGATATCTAACGGTTGGCGGTATCTAGGATTAAAACCACACGAAGTAAAATCGCTAACACCGCGCGAATTTGAGATTCTTATGCGAGCGGAAAATGAACGACGATACGACGATTATGAGCGTATGGCAATTCAGGCGCTTATGATCGAAAAAGCACACCGGGAAAAACGACCGAAATTAACGGATTTGTTCAAGCGGCCTAATGAACAAAATCACGATAAAAAGACGATAAATGAACGGCGAAAAGAAGTTGATGAAATCAACGCGTGGCTTTCGACGTTGACAACAGAACGGAGGGGGTGACGGCTTGGAAGAAAATATTCTCGTCAAAGTAGGCGCGGATATATCGAATTTATCGCGTGGAATGAGCGAAGGAGCAAAAAGCGTACAAAATTTCGGACAGTCCGTACAAAAAATCGAGCGCATGGCAAGTGGAATGTCGTCTGTCGGCGCGACAATTGGCGCAACGTTTGGAGCTGTTTCGGCAGCAACAACTACAGCGTTGGCTGGCATGGTAAAGACGACGGTTGATTTTGACACAGCGTTAAGAAGAGCTGGCGCAATTGCCGGAGCAACGTCGGGCGAACTGGAAGAAATGCGTGCGGTAGCGTTAGATTTGGGCGCAGCTACAACGAAAAGCGCAAGTGAAGTAGCGACTGCTATGACGGAAATGGCTGCGAAAGGATATGACGCCAATCAAATAATTGCCGCCATGCCGGGAATAATTGCAGCAGCAGAGGCGTCAGGCGAGGACTTGGCGCTAACGGCTGATACTGTTTCATCGGCACTCAATGCATTCGGACTTGAGGCGAGTGAAGCGACAAGAGTCGCTGATGTACTTGCGGAAACGGCTAATAAATCAGCAGCGGGAATTCAAGATATGCAGTACAAACGGTGCTGGGTTGCGGGGAAACTCGCAGCATAAAGCAGGGCGTGAATTCGGTAGAGGCTAAGGCGAAAGGCTATGCTAATACCGAGCCAAGCCCGATCGGAAACGGCGGGAAGGCGTAGAGACTAGGACATGGAGCCCTAACGCATAACGGCGAGGGTGGTAAAGTCCCACGAGCGCGCCCCACCCTAACGTGTAATGGCGAGGGTGAAGATATAGTCCGAACCGGAGGCGAATTGACGCCTCGTAATGCGGCGAAAGCCCCGGAGCTACCGGATAAAGAGCCGGTAGGGTAACAAATTGATTCGTTTAAATACGCCGCACCAGTAGTTGCGTCATTAGGCGTTTCACTCGAAGAGTTAGCTGCGGCGACTGGTATAATGGCAGATGTTGGAATACGCGGCGAACAGGCGGGTACAACGCTCCGCGGCGGTTTAGTGCAGTTGTTAAAGCCGGCGGAAAAAACCGCAAAAATGATGGAATCGATGGGCATACAGGTGACGGACGCGAACGGCAAATTCATCGGCCTTGCCGGTGTAATACGCGAGTTTCAAGAATCGATGAAGGGTATGACCGATACGCAAAAACTCGCGACGCTTTCGCAAATTGTCGGAACAGAAGCCGCAAGCGGATTTTTGGCGTTAATGAAAGCCGGACCGTCCGAAATCGAAAAAATGACGAAAGCGCTCGAAAATAGTGGCGGTGCGTCAAAGGAAGCCGCAGAACAAATGATGGGCGGAATTGGCGGCGCACTAGAAGAATTGAGCGGTGCGTTTGAAACGTTATCCATACTGATCGGTAGTCAATTAGCGCCTTACATTCAAGCGTTCGCAACGTGGCTTAGCGGATTAATACAACGCTTTAACGAAGCTAGTCCTGCCGTTCAAAAATTTGTTGCGATTGGCTTAGCGCTAACCGCAGGCTTAACCGGTCTTATTGCGGTACTTGGAGCAGTCGCAGCCGGTATCGGATTTATGATAACGGGAATTATGCCGTTAATTTCGGCTATTGCGCAAGCTGGCGGGGTAACTGCGTTATTGTCAGGCGCATTAGCGTTTTTGGCGAATCCGATTACGTTAACTATCGCTGGAATAACGGCACTTGTTGCGGCTTTTGCTTTCGCTTACTCACAATTCGAAGGTTTCCGTAATGTCATTAATAGCGTTTTTTCAACTTTGTTGACATTCGTACAACCGGCGTTAACAGCGGTCACGACATTTATTCGCGAACAAATATCGGCGCTGTCTGAGTGGTGGCGACAAATATGGCCTGACTTGTCGCTAGCATTTATGAATATTTGGAACGGTATTGTCGCATTTATCTCTCCGATTTTAAACACAATTCTTGCGCTATTTAAATTCGTGTGGCCCGCAGTTGAGTATATCGTCAAATCCGTATGGGAAAACATAAAAGGCGTGATTGAAGGCGCAATCGCTGTTATAACCGGCATCATTCAAGCGTTCTCTGCGTTGTTTACAGGTGACTGGGACGCGCTTTGGAATGCAATAAAACAAATTATTTCTGGCGCAATTAAATTCGTTTGGAACTTGTTCAATTTATTGCTTTACGGTCGTTTGTTAAAAGCTGGAACAGCGTTACTAAACGGGTTAAAATCAGTTTTTTCCGCAGGGTGGAACGCAATAAAAACAAACACAAGTAAAGTATTCACGTCAATATGGAATTTTCTAAAAAACATATGGAATAGTACGGTTAATTTTTTTAAAAATGTTCTAAACGGTATTCGCGCAACATTTATGAACGTTTTTAACGCAGTACGTTCGTTCGTTTCAAATATTTTTTCAAACATACGAACAATTATTTCAAACGCAATTAACACGATTAAAGATTTCGTTAGTAGCGGTCTTGATAATATTCGCAAATTTTTCACTGATACTTTTGATAAAGTTGTAAGTTTTTTGAAAGGAATAGATTTAGTATCAGTCGGTAAGGACATTATTTCCGGTCTAGTACGCGGTCTATCCTCAATGGCAGGTGCGGTTATTAGCGCAGTTGCAGATGTTGCTGGAAAAATAAAAGACAAATTCCTTTCATTTTTCGGCATCCATTCGCCATCCCGTGTGATGCGCGATGAAGTTGGTCGTCATATCGGTACTGGTGTCGCAGAAGGTATAAAGCGTTCGACTAAAACGGCTGTTGCCGCAGCAAAATCGCAATCAAAAGCGATTTCAGAAGCGATTAAAAACCTCGAAGTGAAATTCGATACGAAAAAGATTTCTGCGAGGACTTATATTAACGAGTTAGAAAAAATTCGTAAAAATTATAAATTAACCGGCGACCAAGCACGGAAAGTCGCGCGTGAAATCTATCAAGCTAATCAAGTCATCAAAAATCAGACGAAAGCACAGTCGAAGGCAATATCGGAAACAATAAAAAATCTCGAAGTAAAATTCGATACTAAAAAGATTTCGGCATCGACGTATATTCGCGAACTTGAAAAGATTAGAAAAAACTATAAATTGACCGGAGATCAAGCCAGAAAGATTAGTCGCGAAATTTTTCAGGCGAATCAAGTAATCAAAAAGCAGGCGGAAAAACGATCGAAAGTAATAAACTCTATAAACACGAAAGTAAAATCGGCTAACGACAAATTTTTAAGTAAGGTTAAATCAATAAACGATAAATTGAAAAAAGACATAGACGCCGCGAAGAAAGACTTCCAAGAAAAATTGACTAGTCTAACTGAATCAATTTACAATCAGGTTGGTCTATTCGATGCAGTCAAAACTGAAAATGTTGACGCATCGAAGTTGCTTCAAAATTTGAGAGACCAAAACACTTTGATGAAGCAGTTTCAAACTGATCTTGCTAAACTCCAAAAAATGGGCGTTTCTAAGTCGTTTGTTGACGAGCTTCGAGCAATGGGCGTGTCAGCAGCAAACGAAATTAACGCGATCGCGAATATGCCGAAAACGATGCTCAACGAGTACGTGAAAGCATGGAAAGAAAAACACGCACTTGCCGCAAAAGAAGCTAATATCCAAATGGCGGATGAACGAGCAGCATTAGCAAAACAAATCAAGAATATAACCGCAGCGGCGAAAGCGGAAATTCAAAAGGCAAGGTCGGAATGGATCGCGAACTTGAAAAAGATTGGCACTGACGTGGCAAAACTCGGTTCATTCCGAAACAGCGGTCGTGTGCTCGGACAGAGCACGGTACAAGGTTTAATCAACGGTTTAAGAAGTATGAAAGGTGAATTACAAAGCACGACAAAATCGATCGCTAACGTAATTACCCAAACGATCAAGAAAACGCTTGGCATACATTCGCCATCACGCGTTATGATCGGACTGGCTAAATTCGTATCGTTGGGTGTCGTTAAGGGTATCGAATCTATGCGCAACAAAGTCGTAAAAACAACGGAAAAATTGTCAGAGTGGATGACGCCTGAGGTACCAAGCGTGTCGCTTGCTTACTCGACACCTACAGGCGTTTTTGGTTCGCTGTCTAGCGCAGTAAACGGAACGGTTGACGTAAATTCGACTGACGATCGTATAATTAACGCTATCAACCGTTTGGAATACGTGTTGACTAATCTGAAAGTCGAAATGGACGGACGTGAAGTCGGACGGATTGTCGAGCCGACTGTAACGGAATTACAAGATTTCTCCGCCGGTCGAGTGAGACGGTTTAGGGGGTGATTGACATATTGATTACAAGTCCGGAAAATATGACGTTTAATGGAATCGACTTGGCTGAACGTTACCAAAGCGAACACGGCGGTTATTTCGTTGTTAATTCGGTTAGTGGGCGCGGAGTTTTATCAGATTCGCTTGACACGTTGACTGTTATGGGGAAATCGGGCGTTTATATTAGCGGAGAACGAACGCCCGAACGGTTATTGAACGTGAGTATTACGTTGAAAGGCGACGATTTTAATGATCTCCGTAGAAAAATCGAAGACTTAAACGAACTGCTTAACACGGACGATGACGTCGAAATTAAGTTTGACGACGAGCCTAACCGAACATATTTCGGAAGACTGTCGGCGGTTGAGGATACACTTGAGAAATCAACAATTTATCAAGCGACGCTTACGTTTTTATGTAGTGATCCGTTCAAATACGGCTCTACAATCGAAGCGATTTTTCCATCTGATGTGGTGTCACTCCAATACAAAGGAACAGCGCCCGGCGACCCAATTTTCGAAATGGAAGCAACACAACCGATCACTTTCGCAATGATTCAAAATCAAAACGAAGAGTACATGATGATCGGAAAACCGATCGATGTGACAGACACGCCATACGCGAAGTATGAGCGTGTTTTTTATTCGGATTGCGATAGTCTTACCGGTTGGACGACAGCTGCACCCGGAGAAATTGACGGGAACATTGCGGGAACAATGCAGACAAATGGAACACGATTCCAAGCGAGTGATTACGGAACGGGCCTGACATGGCACGGTCCGGCAATCAAAACGAGTTTGCCGGAAGTGCTGAAAGATTTCAAAATGACGGCATGGATCGCTTTGTATAACGGCTATGCTGCACGGCAAGTCGGTAGAGTTGAAATATATTTACTAGACCCGAACGGCAACCAAGTCGGAAAAGTCGCTATGAAAGATACCCGTACATTACAATCGTTGGCCTGGGGCGAAGCGAGAGCCGGTGACGCCAACAATTATAAATATCTAATCAACGAATACGGCGACAAGCCCGGAAACTGGAACAATTTTGCCGGACATGTGGAATTGTCGCGCGAAGGAAACCGTTGGCGGGCATATTTCGCAATGGTAGACACATCGACAGGAAGACATCATACTCGACGTACAGTCGAGTGGGTTGATACGGAGAACAAATTCAATCGAAATGTAGCGCAAGTAGTTGTACACGTTGGTCAATACGGTTCGAACGAACCGATTTCATGCGGCGTGTATTCGATTAGTGTATTCAAGATTAATCCTAATCAGTCGAACAAAGTGCCGTACATTGCACAGCCTGGAGACATCATTACATTTGACCATACGACAAAAGATATCTTGATCAACGGAGAAAGTCGAAAAGACTTAAAAGACTTTGGAGCGAGGTTTTTTGAGTTGCAAAAAGGCGAAAATCAGTTTGTAGTTTTACCGTCAAACTCGTTTGCAGTGCGAATTAAATTTCGAGAACGTTTCTTGTAGGGAGGTGATAACTTGATCCACATAGCAGATTCGCAAACTGATAAGATACTAGGTTTTATCCCTGAGGATGAATTTTGGGATGATAAACATTACAAATCGCTCAAAGACACGTTAGAAACGTTCGATTTCGTCACGTTTGCCGATCGTGAATTTTCTGAACATCTAGCAAAGAGAAACCGTATCATCATTCCCGACGAGGACGGAAAATATATTGAATTTGTGATCGAAAACACACGGAAATACCGTGATTCGAACGGTGGTTTGTTTGTTGAAGTCTACACAAGTGCAACATACATTGAGCTGGCAAAAGCGAAAATAATCAAACCGCAAACAACCCCGGCATGGACTGCGAAACAACATGCGGAATGGGCGCTTGCTAGTACAGAATGGGAAGTCGGTGACGTTGATTTTAGCGGTAGTAGAACGCTGATAATTGAGCAGCATACAAACCCATACGCATTTTTGAAACGTCTGGCAAGTGAATTTGATCTAGAATTGCATTTCCGTGTAGAAGTGGACGGAACCAAAGTCGTCCGGCGTTATGTCGACTTGATTAAACGTGTTGGTGTGTGGCAAGGTCGCGAAGTTGAGTTCGGAAAAGACTTGATTGGTATTTCACGCGAAGAAGATTTTTCGAATATTGTCACTGCATTGATCGGACTTGGCCCGGAACGTGAAGATGGCACACGTCTAGAGGTTTTCGTCGAGGACAAAGACGCACTTGCACGTTGGGGTCGAAACGGACAACACCTTATCGATGTATATGAACCGGAATCAACCGATCAAAGCATTACGGAGGCTAAGTTGCGGGAACTCGGTGAAACCGAACTTAAGAAGCGTGTCAATTCTGTTGTTGAGTACACGTCCGACATAGTGGATCTTGAAAAAGTGCCGGGATTGGAGCATGAAAAGATAAGATTCGGTGACACGATCAAGATTAAGGACACAGCTTTTACACCACCGTTATATCTTGAAGCAAGGGTTCATACGGTGGAAAGAAGTATCAAAAAGAACGGATATAAAACGATCACACTCGGTGACTATATCGAGTACACGGAAGAGCAAGTTTTCGCAATTTGGAAAGCGTTGCAGGCTGAGATCGCGAAAAAAGTGTCCTTGACGGAAGTGAAAGAAGTCGTCTATACAAAGCAAGAAGTGGATGAAAAAGACAATAC